TGTATAATCTTTCTTATCACAACTAATACCTAAACTTCTACAAATCCATTTAAAAGGTCTTACTTTAATAATGGGAATTTTTATACCGCAAATCCAACAAATTGCCTGAATTACCAAGTTATATAGGTAAATTAATATGTGAGCAATCGTTAATAAAATTATCCCAATTGGTTGTATTACCGTAAAAATTATTGAGAATAAGAAAAATAGTAAATCAAAATTTTTAAATCCGTCATTGACAGGGAATTTATTAACACTGTCCTCACAATCCTGACTATCAATTTCTTTAATACCAATAAATCTACCTGGCGCAGACCCAATAAAATTTCTACCACTTTTAAATTGGTCAATTAATGAAGATACCGTGTAAACTTTATTAAATTGAAATTCATAAAACGTATCTTCTCCATTAATAACCTCATTAAGTCGGTCTATTTTTTGTTGTTGGCTCACAAATCCATTTGTATATCCACTCCAAGCTAATCCAAAATAATAAGAACTTTGTTGTTGTTTTTTTGAATTAGTATTCACCAAAGGATTATTTTTATTTGGCGACGGGTCTGTAGATGTAGACCATCCATACTCCTTAACATTTGGAACTAAATAATACGCTCTTCTTGTTTCTAAAGTTAAATCATTTGGTTGTGTCCATTTAACTTTAAAACGATATTTTGCCTTTGTTGGAACTCCTACTGTTGGGTCGTTCGATAATACTTTCTCACCAAATTCATTAGTTACAAAGTAATCTAAATTCATCGGCAATTCTATTAACCATGTACCTGAACCGTCAATAACATTTCCCGATTGTTCTAATTCATATTGTTCTAAAACAGGGTTACCATCACTATCTTGTCGTATTGTTTGTCTTAGGGCTAATATTTGGCCAGGAGATGTTGTTAATCCACACAAATTACCCATGTTATCTTTTGGAAATCCGTTGTACTTAACTCTTAATTTATCAGGAGAAGAGAACATAGACCCCATGAATACTGATGTCGGTTGTATATCAACATTAGCATCATCTCTTAAGTCAAAATCTAATCTGTTTACCGCAATCTGGCAAACCGTTGGGTCTCCCCATAATGGAGACACATCGATAAATTTAGTTAAGTTAATAATTTGTGGTAAAGAATTTAAGTCAGTTGATGACCTAAATTTACTTCCAGCAACTTGAGCCTCACTTGCAAGACCCATTCTAATTAAATCTTGAGGTGTTAATGAAAACTCTCCGATGTCAGATAAGTCAACATCCATAACAATAGTTTGTTCCCCTAATGGAACTCCCATTATCATGTAATCACCACTTTCGTTTGTTTTGGCTGTGTATCTGTAGTAGGTATCGTAAATTTCAACTGCGGTTGCTCCTGTAAGAGCGTCAGACCTTGTAGGAAGTGTTCCTGTCGCAGCATGTTTTGAATAAGATTTTTCGTAAGGTAAAAGGTTGTATCTATATCCGTCCTCATTTTTGTCTTTTGGAGACTTGTATGGGTAGATACTAGAAATTAGTGGGTTTGATTCGTCAACCGCAGTAACAGGTATGAATACCGATACTCGGGCATTTGGTACACCTAGTCCGTTATTGGCGGTTACCCTACCAACAAGAACACCATAGTCGGAACAACTTCTTGTATAGACATCTGACTGTTGTATCTTTAACGATAAAATTTCTAAAAACTCAAACTCTTGGTCTAATTGGATATTGATTGTCTTATTAATTCCGAGTTCGGTTCTAATCCTATATGATTGACCCATGTAATACCTTTAATTTATAAATAGTTTATGTGTTATTTTTAAAGTATGAACACACTCTTTTTAAATTATAAACTAAACGATTTGAGAATAAACCTATTAAGAGAAGGTAACTGATTGGAAGTTTTTAACTGAAACTCTAATGTCTTTGTTTGGATAACGAATTTGATATACTTGTGAAGGTTGAGCAAATACCGTATCATCCACAGGAGCAATTTCTTTAGTCTCAGGGTCTGAGTATTCCATTGAAGTTTCTGCTGAAGAATATTGTCCTCCAACATTGTTGTATACATTAAGTCCCGCAACAGTTAATACCCCGTTTTGGTTTTGTACAATACTTCTTAATTCAGAAAGATATACGTTTTGACCTAATTCTCTTACTTGAGGATTAAAGTACGCTGAAATCTTATCAACAACATCGGCAATAATTTGTCCTGAATTTTGAGCAGAATCTAATACAATCTGAACATCAACACTAAGGTCAATAACCTCAGCAGTTAAGATTGAAATGTAGTCATTCATCATTCTATAATTTGACAAATATGTTGCAACGTTTTGTCTTAAAGTGTCTGATACAATGTTGGTTAACTTACCTGAAGTATCATAAGATAGTAATTGAATTAATATCTTGTTGTTGTTTTCAGTAATTGAGACCTTTGCAGGTGCCCCGAATTCCGCTGGCATGTTTCTAATAAGAGCCTCGTAATCTTGAACGGTAACCGCTCTTTTCTGAGCCGAGAAGTTAAACGATACGTAGTTTCTAATTTCTTCTAAAGATGGAAGACCTGCTCCACCAATAGCTGCAGTTACGTTAGTACATCTTAATGAATTAACAACTGAAGAGTTTGTTAATTCTGAAGGACCATTCACATAGAATGATACTGTACCAATCTGATTGATTACGTTGGTACCTAAGTTTGTTGCTAAACCACCACCCACTCTGTACTGAATAAATAATGTTGAGTTTGGAACTAACGCAGAACCTAATGAGAAGTTGTTTGAATATCTTTGTAAGTCTAATGTAGTCCCTAATGTTGTGAATTGGTCTAACGCATCTTGTGCGGTATTAGTACCACCACCAAATGTCATTTTCTTAAATCCTTCAGGAGTGTACTCACTAATGAATCTATTTTGAGTTTGAATATATCTACCAACTTTAATACCTGGCTGGTCTGAAACTTTTGTTGGGTCTTCAACAAATACTCTATCTTCAGCTAATGCATCTACCTCGTACCATTTGTTTGATACTCCTAAAAATTCTGCTGCCGTAGGAATGTTTGTGTATTCTGTTCCACTCTTAAGTAAAACACTTGTAATACCTAAAACGTTCTTTTCAGGTAAGAATAGTTCAAAGAATGGTCTAACATCGTTTGGACTAATAACCCTTTTGAAGACTTTAGTAATACCATTAACAACTAATTCTCTTTTAGTTATAGTATAGTTAATTAATACGTTATTGGCGTTGAAGTTAGGTATTTTTAACCTATTTGGGAATCCTTGAGCGTTGTAAGGTGAAGTGAAATCAATATCATAAATGTTTTCAAATACGATACCTGCACCAGTTACTTGTGAACCTCTTGTTAATGTTCCCAAGTATCTTTCATCCTCTTTATCACCAAATGCTGGTACTGTGATTGAGAAGTCTACAAGGGCAACTGAAGGTCTTTGACCTGGCAATTTTAAACCATAGGTTCTTGCAATGTTGTAAATTGAAGACCTTTGTTGTGCGTATTGAAGAACAGTTTCTTGAATACTTCTATCGATATGATAGTGTAAGTTATCCGCAACCGCAGCATTTAAATCAATGAACACAGAGAATACCGATGCATCATTAAAATCCTGTATAAGTTCAGGATAATATGTTTTTACATAGTTTAGTAATTCAGTTCTTATTCCCTGATAGTCTCTAGTAGTATATGATATTTTACGATTTGCCATCTATATTAAATATTGATAATAACGAAATCACTCTGAGCAAATGTATTTTGTTCTACCGAGTAATCTATTTTAATTTTTGCAGTGTATTCTGAAGTCCCTTTTCCTGGAAATCTATAAATTGGTGACTCACTACTTCCTACAATGTTTTGACCTTCTGCAATGTCAATTTCTTCCATTGGGTCAGCAGGTGTAATTGAAATGTTATTTAATAATAAATTTGGCATGTAATTCCCAACTGCTTCTCGAATATCTGATTCAATGGCATCAAACGTAAGTCCATCAAAAGGTTCAAATAAGAACTCATATAATCTTGTACCAAAATCAGGTAAATAATAACGTGTACCCTTTCTTGTTAATAACAAGTGAATCAAATCGGCTTTAATCTCTTGAGCTTCAAACTCCGTTAATTGCAAATAGTCACCTCTTCTAGAATCTCTAAAAGGAAAATTAAGACCATATGTAGTTCCGTCTGCCATAACTATAAATATAATACCCTGGTTTTTCCTTATAAATAGATTAAAATAAATAATCCCGATGTTAGTCGGGATTATTTAATGTATTAAGATGAACAACCGAAACACTCGATTTCGATTCCTTCAGGTTTTGGTGGTAAGTTCATATCACTATAATCTACTTTAGGAACCTCAACATTTGTTTTAGGTTTTTGTATTTTTGATACATCAACCGCTAAGTGTTTAGCTCCTGTTGAAATCGCTTTAGTTCTAACATAGTAACATAAAGTCTTTAATCCTTTCTCCCATGAGTGGAAGTGTGATGAAG